GCATCATTGTGATGACGCGGTGGAGTATTCGTGACTTAACTGCGAAGGTTTTGCAGAAGCAAGCAGAGGGGGGTGCAGATCAATGGGAAGTGGTAGAGTTTCCAGCGATATTTCCAGACACGGACGCCGTTTTATGGCCAGAGTTTTGGAGCAGGGAAGAGCTAGAAGCCGTCAAAGCCTCGATTCCCGTAGGCAAGTGGAACGCTCAGTACCTTCAGAATCCGACAGCGGAAGAGGGGGCGATTGTCAAGCGGGAGTGGTGGCAGGTTTGGGAGAAGGAAGACCCTCCAGCAGTTGAGTATATCATTCAGTCGTATGATACGGCTTTCACGAAGAGTGAGCGTGCTGACTTTAGCGCAATAACGACTTGGGGTATTTTTTACCCTGACGAGGGGGATGAGCCTGCGATTATTCTGCTGGATGCGGAGAAGGGCAGGTGGGAGTTCCCCGAATTGAAAGATGCTGCGTTGCGTCTTTACGGTGAGTTTGACCCTGACATGGTTTTGATTGAACAGAAGGCTAGTGGTACGCCATTGACCCATGAATTGCGTCAGATGGGGATTCCTGTGAGTGCGTTTACGCCTGGTCGTGGTGCGGATAAGTTTTCGAGGATGAACGCTTGTTCGCCTGTATTTGAGAGCGGGATGGTGTGGGCGCCTGAGACGCGGTGGGCAGAGGAAGTCATTGAAGAATGTGCGGCTTTTCCTAACGGAGAACATGATGACTTGGCGGATTCGATGACTCAGGCTATACTACGGTTTCGACAGGGCGGTTTTGTACGAACTCGCGCTGATTATGATGATGATGATATTCAGACTTACAGACGGCGCAGGGAGTATTACTGATGGCTGACAAATTAGACGAAATGATCGCGATGGTTAAGAACGTCTCCGAGGCGGATCGCCTTGCGAAGATGGCTCGTGTAAAAAACCCTCGCAGCAAAGGCAGTATGGCTGGCGATGTGACTACGGGTCTTGGTCGTTCTAAGAAGGACATGGAAAAGATCGCTCGTGGAGGCGCTAAAGAGATGAAGTATGGCGGAAAGGTAAAAGGCTATGAGTCTGGCGGGAGTGTTGGCGGCATGTGCCGTGGTGGCCGCTCTGCTCTTCGTGGTACTAAGTTCAATGGGGTCAAGTAATGAAAGACAAGATTGACGGCAGAACCCCACAAGAGATCATGTCTATGGCTCGGATTGACATCACCAATCTGACCGACAAGCAGTATGATTTCTATAAGCAGGAAAAAGAAAACGAACGCAAGCAGCCTCGCAAGTATGCAGATGGCGGTGCTGTGGGTTCTTCTGGTGTCATTCGCATCGAGATTGATCTTGGTGCTATTACTGGCAACGAGGGGTATGACATGGATGATGTCTGCCCTATTGCCACGCAGGATGAGGAATTAAACGCTGAGAACCGTGAGGTTGCTGAGGATGATTACTCATATGGTGAAGCGACTGCTACTTGGGAGAATAAAAATGCCAAGTGTCGCACTTGTGAATATTATGACATGAGCGACCGTATGATGGACTGCATTGGCTCTGATGCTGATGTTGGCTATTGTACGAAGTTGCATTTTGTTTGTTCTGCCGAAAATGTTTGTAACCTGTGGGAGATCGGCGCTCCCAAATCTGAGATGAACCCAGGCGATGATGGGAACTCAAGAGATATTTTTTAATGGCGGATCGTGAGTACAGGCTTGATGAGGTTTTAGACCCATTTGATTTTGAGAAGTATCCTTCGATGTCTTCTCAGGTCATTGAAGCCTTTCCGTCTGCTTTTGGTGGCGATGATCCTAATCTCCTTCAGACGGCCAACCGCGTAATGGTTGGTGGTCCATTAGACTTATTTGATTTAGCGGTTCGTTCTGGCGACACTGGCATGCGTGGATTGGCAGAGGGTGTCGAGTATGGGACTGGTCTTGAGGGCATAAGGCGTGATATATATGGGTTGTTGACGGCTGGTGGCATGAGTGCTGGAACCAGCCCTTCTTCCATGCGCTTTAGCAAGCGAAACCCCTCTCGCGATGCGCCCCAGCCGTCAGCACCTGATTCTGGCATCATGAAGGCTTTGCCAGCCCCAGAGCCAAAAAAGGCTTTACCTGCGCCTAAGAAAGAGGCTTTGAAGGGTGAAATTGTTTCTGGTGCAAGCGATAATTATTTGCGTTTGAAGGCTGAGAAGGACAAGGCTCTTTCTGATGCTCGTAAGACGCAGTTGCAGGAAGACATGAATCTTGAGGCGTTTCGTGATTCCCTCAAGAACATCGAGAATGTGGTGGATGAAGAATTCACGCTTGTTTCTAGGGATATCATTGGCGCAACCCCAGAAGTTCGTGATTTCATGGAGGCGTTAGAGGATTCTGTTCTTTATCGTGTTGACTACGAAGGAATGAGCATGGCTGATGCTTTGCTTGCTGAGATGCCAAAGCATGTTGAGTATTATAACATGGGTTATAACACATTCTTCGACTCGAAGGATTTGATCAAGCGTATTGCTCCGCGCTTGGATGAGTATGGTTATGGAGTTACAAAAGACTTACGCCGCCGTGAGGAAGGTGATAAGACTCGAAGAGAAATGGAAAACCGTAAGGCCAGAGCGATTGATGCTCAGAGGAGAGCAGAGGCGGAGAGAGCCATGGGCATCACTCCTGACATGACTCCTGAGCAAAAAACTGCTGCGATTGTTGCGGCAAGGGAAAAAATCATGCGTGAAGCGACTCAAGCGCAGAATATGGCGTCTGGCATGGGAATTCCTGACGAGACATCACCGATGCCTCCAAAATTTACTATCATTGAAGGTGGAAAGGTAGACTAATGGCTGTTGAAAAAGGTATTGGATCTGGTGGTGACCAGCCCGTAACTGCGGCAGAGCAGGCGGAGATTGATGTCATTGAGATGCCTGAGGTTCCCAACGTCATGGAAATGGATGACGGCAGTGCGATTGTTGGCGAGTTTGAAGAGGAGCAGGTTGATGTTTCTCAAATTCCTTTTGACGCCAACCTTGCTGAATACATGGATGAGTCTGATCTGAAGAAAATCAGTTCTGATCTTATTGGCGATATTGAAGATGATATGTCTTCTCGTCAGGATTGGGAGGACACCTACAAGCGTGGCATTGATCTTTTAGGCATGAACTATGAAGAACGTTCTCAGCCATTTGAGGGGTCTTCTGGTGTTGTTCACCCGCTTTTGAGTGAGTCTGTAACGCAGTTTCAAGCGCAGGCTTATCGTGAGATGCTTCCTGCTGGCGGCCCTGTTCGCACGCAGATCATTGGTTCTGAAAACCCTGAGGTTGTTCAGCAGGCCGAGCGCATCAAGCATTATATGAACTACATGATTACCCATGAGATGGAAGAGTATGATCCAGAAACGGATCAGATGTTGTTCTATCTGCCGATTGTTGGCTCTGCTTTCCGTAAGGTTTACTTTGATCCTATCCTTGGCCGTCCTGTCAGCAAGTTTGTTCATGCCGAAGACTTGGTTGTCCCTTATGGTGCGACTAGCCTACAAAGCGCACCTCGTGTCACGCACGTCATTCGCATGGACTCAAACGAAGTTCGTAAATTGCAGGTGAGCGGTTTTTATCGCGATATGGATTTGCCTGAACGTTCTGGCGCTGAAGACTACAGTGAAGTTCAGGAAGCGATTGATGATGCTCAAGGGGTTCATTACTCTGGTGGTGATGGCGAGGAAGTGGAAATCTACGAGGTTCACACCGAACTTGATCTTCCTGGCTTTGAAGACCCAGATGGCATCAAATTGAACTACATTGTAACGATCCTTGAATCTACCAATGAGGTTCTTTCTATTCGCCGTAACTATGACATGGAACGTCCCATGCAGAAGAGGCAATACTTCGTGCATTACAAGTTCCTGCCCGGTCTTGGTTTCTATGGCTTTGGCTTGACCCACATGATTGGTGGCCTTGCACAAGGCGCTACCAGCCTTCTGCGTCAGTTGATTGATGCTGGCACGTTGTCCAACCTCCCTGCTGGCTTTAAGGCCCGTGGCGCTCGTATTCGTGATGAGGACACTCCTTTGAGTCCGGGTGAATTCCGTGACATTGACTCCGC